AACAACTTGGGTAGAAACCACACTTGATGCTACAAGACCTATTCCGCTGTATGAGTGTAACCTTACACTAGATACTGGTGCAAAAGTCCGTGACAACATCGAGCGTATAATGAATACAATGGGCTTGGCTGAGTTGACTTGGTCCTCTGAAGGTAAATATAAATTACTTCTAGAGCATCCAACTACTGAAGCTGCACAAGACTCATTGGTAGATACAAGCCATTACTTTATTGACGATGATATTATCCGTGAGAAGGTATCTATAAAGTGGCCTGATGCATCTAGCCGTATGAATCAATGTACAGTATCCTTCTTGAATGAACATGAAGACTTTAAGGATGACTCTGTTTCTTGGCCAAAAACTAATTCTACAGCTCACACTACATTTTTGACAGAGGATAACCAACAACCGTTCCAATCCGCCTTGACAGCAGATGGTATAACAGACCCTTACCATGCTCTAGCTATGGCGGAACGTGCAGTTCGTAATTCTCGGTCTATGTATACAATAAGCCTTACAGTCTCTAAAAAGGGTTTGAACTTAGAACCCGGTGACTTTGTCAATATCTCTTCAAACTTGTTTGATATTGATGATGAAGTATTCCGTGTAGAATCGTTAGAAGTTAACTCTGATTTTACTGTTAACTTGACTTGCTACAAGTTCGATTATCAGACCTTGGCTTGGAACGTATCGGACAATATCGCATACTCAACTCAACCTGTATTTGATTTTGTTTTAGAGCCACCTACAGCTGCAACTTATACTGATGGTGTATCAGATGTACTAGGTACTGCTTCAGGCAGACTTACTTGGACCGCTGCCAGTGATGCTGCCGTTCAAGGTTACTTTGTAGAAGTGTCTTCTGATAATGGAAGCACTTGGAGAACCCTAGGTACTACTCGTTCAACATCTTTTGATGTTACTGGTCTAGTTACAGGTGTATACGACTTTAGTATTCGCTCTGTGAGCCCATCTGGAACTTACTCTGTAAGAGAAACTGTAGAAAATAAAACTATACAACTTACAACAGTCGGTAAAGTCGCTGTAATTTATGCTGACGGTGCTGATGAGACTACTAACACTCAAAGTTACACATTGACAACACAAGAGTACGTAGCTTACTACGATTATACTGGTGATGCACCAACACTACCTATTACCACTGGAATCGATTTTATAAAATTTATTGGCGATGACGGTACAAACGGTGTAAATGGTGTAGATGGTACTGATGGTACTAATGGTACTGATGGTAGCGATGGTAGCGATGGTAGCGATGGTAACGATGGTTTATCTACTTACCTAATTCCAGTGTTTATTCGTTCTGCATCTACGCCATCAACACCTACAGGTGGTAGTTATAACTTTACAACAAAGTCAACTACTGTTCCTAGCGGCTGGTCCTCTAGTGTTCCTGCGGGTACAAACCCGGTATACACATCTACATCCTTGGCAAGTATTTCTGGACCTACTGGTACAGACTCTACTTTGACTTGGTCTACCCCAACTGTCTTAGCGGCTAACGGCACTGATGGTGCTGATGGTTACACTCCTGTAAAGGGTGTTGATTATTTTGACGGAGTAGATGGTACTGATGGTTCAGACGGAGACAGCGCATATCAAGCTTGGTTAGATGCTGGCAACTCTGGTTCCACTACAGACTTCTTAAATGACTTAGTGGGTGCTGACGGTGCCGATGGTACTGATGGTATCCCCGGTACCAACGGTGTTGATGGTGTTACAACCTATACTTGGATTAAATACGCCGACAATGGTACAGGTACTACTGGTTTCACTAACTCACCTACAGGTAAAGACTATATTGGTTTTGCATTTAACAAGACCACTGCCACAGAAAGTACCAACCCCGCAGACTATACTTGGTCTCTAATTAAGGGCGCAGATGGTGCTGACGGTGCTGACGGTGCAGATGGTGCTGACGGGACTAATGGTACTGATGGTGCAGCAGGTTCTCGTGGTGCTGGTTGGTGGAGATATGAAACGGGAACATCCGCTTCTACCACAGGTTTAAGTAATGCCGCCCTTGATGCTTTCTTTGCTGCAGCTACTGGTTTGACCAAAGTAGCAGGTGATAGGCTTATCGTAGTAAACACAAGCGATGTTGCCACAGGTTATTTGCGTAACAATGCAAACACATCCTGGGTTGAACAAGCAGAGTTTATTGACGGGAACCTGTTGGTCAACGGTACAGTAACAGCTGATGGTTTAGCTGCTAACTCAGTAACAGCAAACAAACTACAAGTATCAGCAAATGACTCTGCCATATATTCTACCCTACCAACTGCCTCTACCTCCGGTACTGTTGTATCTGGATGTTCAGGTATGTACTTTAACGGTGTGCATAACCGAATGGAAGTTTGGGACGCTGGTGTATTGAGAGTACTAGTCGGAGATACAAACCATATCCCAACAAACAACCCCTAATATTAGTATTAAAGTTAGAGAGAAATCAGATGTTAAATAAACCAGAAAACTGGAATGAGAAGTTCAATGAATGGCTTGGAAAAGTCAAAACAGGTGAAATTTCCAATACAGATTGTTTAGATGGATATCTAGATATGTGTAGGTACACCTACGGTATTGACGATGATAGTTGGCCACCTGCTTACGAAGACCTAGTGATGGCCACCAAAGGCAGGTCTAACGATGCTACCAGTGTTGAAAAACAATTATACACCGATATTGCCAAAGACTACTCAGGAGCTATAGCTACCTTGGTGAACATATGCCACCCAACCCCCAACTGTGCTCTTGGGGTTGTAGGTATTACGTTTGACAACATGGGTGGTGTATACATTGGCCTTAATGCTGAATATTGTTTGACTTTTAGGAATGATAATTTCCCGAAGGTTGTACATTATTCAGTTGTAGAAAATGATTTGAGCTTTAAAGGTTGGTGGGTTTACTGATGGATATTATGGGAACACCAAATGGAGGGGCTTTAACTAGCCTCTCCTCAATTAAAAATGCAAGACCAGTGGTAGCTAAGCTACTTAAATTTGATGACTATATGCCAAAGACAGTGTATGGTGTAGCTAAGGGTCTTAGTTATACTGTTTATAACGGCCTCGCAACTACGGCTACCCCTCGTAATAATCTGTCTGAGTATAAGTATACAGGTGGGCCGACTTCTACTTCAACTTCCCCAGCCCTTACTGGCGTACGTAGTGGATTTTCTGGCAGTTTCTCTCCATTCTTTGGTACAAGTACTACTAATACTTATGGTGATACTGCTGCATATCAAAATAAAATATTCGTATCAAAAGGCCAAAGCTCACTAGATAATGTATTAACAGAACATTTGTCTACCTCTGAAAAGGGTGTTGGGGAATCTGTGCTAATATCTATGCCACGTCGACTTGAAATAATAGATGACGATTTTATCCTTCTTGATATAACAAATACGACAAACGTATTGGTAGGTGTCATCTGGGACGATGTGGTGAGCCATTCTGGTTTTTGGGAAATACCTGTATCATTCAACCCAGTTTCTTTAGAAGGTTGTAAAACTATTAGTGCTAGTTCTGCTTCTAATAGCGGCTCCAATTCGAATGGTGGTATCCCTCGCCTTGAACTAGCAAACGCAAGTTATGTGGAACCCACCCAATACACTAATTTCTACCCACAGGGTTTTACGGCAATCTCTGTATCCAAGTACAATACATTTGCTAGGGCAAGACCTAATGAGTTGGCGGAAGAGTATATGAGCGCTTACCCTTGGAAGTTTTCTAGTACAACCACTAGAAACTCTCAATCTTGGATTTGGAAGAATGGTATGTTGGTTGTTACTACTGATACGAATAGATGTTATAAGTTTTCCTCCGCAAACATGACTTCTTCCTCTACTACTAGTAATTCTGATTGGCAAGAACAAACAGATACCCAAGTAGAAGACCCTCGTACCTTATACTTCTTACCTTATCCAAATGGGTATACTAGTTCAGACTTAGATGTTATCCAAGAAACAAAGTTGGGAGAGGTTGGCACACAATACTATAGAGCCGCCTTTTCGGGAACCGACTACAATGAAAATTATGATATTGCATATGATAGTGCAGCTAGCTTAGAATTACAAATATTTAAAGGCCCTAACGGAGTAGTTGTAGGTGCGCCTAATGTCTACGGAACTACTGGGATATACCCTTCCACTCTCGGACAATCGACTAATCCCCTAAGTGGTACACAACAAGCGGCTCTTAAATCAACACGATTATTTGGATTCCCCGATGACTCTACCTTTGATGGGGATTACCAAACATTTCAAGGGGCCTCTTATTCAGTCCCCGCTACACACTTTTTTGAACAAACAGGCGTAGTTTCTTCAGTATGGGAATTCCCGGAAGGATACCCAATACTAGGGTCTACCTATCCAATAGCGGGTGTGGTATATTTAATATCTAGGAGCCAGTAATGACATTTACAGCAAGAGTAAGAAACAACAATAATGAAATAACCCTAGATACTTTCGGCTACAACCAATTTATGCTTAAAGAAGGAACTCTCGCAGCGGCTGATGCAGAGATTTCACCCTCATATACCTATACAACGGCGTACTTTAATAACGTTGACTTCTACGGTGCTATGGAATGGTGGCCCGACCCTTATGCACTAGATAGAAGCACGGGTTACTCCTCTACTATTCACACAACTAATACTCCAGGTGGTGTTCCAGGTGACTTAAGCTGTTGGGAGGTATTTGGGAAACCAATGAGTAGAAAGTATCGACTACGTACAGACGGATACATACATGGAGGTATGTTTTGGTCTGGGACTTCTTTAGCCACATCGACTACTAACTCAGGCCAGCCCCCAAACAAGGGTAAAAATGAGTTAACAGATTACTTTCCACCTTCCATGGTCGGGGGTTCTCTGCAGTATACTGATGACAGTTATGCTGTACTACCGGAAGACTCAAACGGGAATGTATACCACTTTTTATACGGAGATTCTATGAATTACCATTCACGGAACTCTACAACAGGTACAACAGTTTTTAATACAACAATACCTACAGTGGGTACGAGTAGCGGAAGTAACACTTCAGACAACAACGCTAGATTTTCTAATGCGGGTGTTACCGTAAGCTTTAACAGCAGCACTGGGCATAAACTACAAACTTTAACTGTAGGTGGTAGCAACATATTGTCTAGTTGGACAGGCCATATTTATTGGGTAGAAGCTAATACATCGAATGTAGAAGGTCCAAAAAGATTCCAACAAGTATATGTCTCGGGTAACTGTATTGGCCACATATTCTCTAATGATTACGGTGTAACGTGGTCTGTTGGTAGCGAAGATTCTCAGACTTACCCCTCAAATACAAAACTGCTCGATATCGAAGCGCTACACTACAATGGTAGGTATTATAGAACGACCTATGCTAGGGGTGGTGGTGTATACGATATGAATAGACGCTTCCCAGAAGTACCTCGTTATACTTATATGCTTTATTGTAACTCTAATCAAAGTGGTTATGGCCTTGAGACAGAAGCTGGTATACACTCAGTCTATTTAACTGACTCTCTAGTTTCACACACAGCGGGTAAGGTTCAGTACGAGAGGAACGCTAGAATGTTCTTCAAAGTTACAGACGGAGATTACCTGGGCTTCGGCCCCGGTCAATGGCAAAACGTTCCAGGCAGGACTAAGGATAATAATAAAAACGGTCAAAATATGTTCCTTAAGGGTGTTATGAGTACCATGTCCTCTGTCGATTATTTTGTGGCTGGTGGGATAAGAGATAATGACTTGTCAAATACTGGTGTTGCTATAGAGACTAGAGATGCTAACGGAGAGTTGACCTACACTACTAGAACTGATAAGAAAGAAATCACCCTTGATGGTTTTGAAATTAATTACGGTACTTGGCAAAACGGAACTACTGCTGTTATTTCTGGTGTTCCAACAGACGCCTACATCTCTATACCCTACTACGACTCCCTATTTACTGCCTTGCCTAATGCAAGTAACTGGATGTCAAACGCTATAGAGGGCTATATGTGTTTACCGTGGATATACAGGTCCGGTACTAATATTTATATCAGATGGTATGGTCAACAGAGAACAATAAATTTACCACCCTCTAATGTTCCGGTGTCAGAGTATCCTCACTTATCAACACCTGCTATACCTATTATGATAGCAGAGAAACCAGTTTAAGGAAATTATAATGCTACAACTTATACCGTTGTTAGCGCCCATTGTTGGGGACTTGGTTAAACGCCTTGTCCCCGATAGTGACAAAGCTAACGAAATAGAAAAAGAAGTTAAACTAGCACTACTAGAACACACAGATAGCTTAGAAGCTATGCGTGGTCAAATCGTACTTTCAGAAGCACAATCAACTAACTGGTTGACAGCCGCATGGCGTCCTCTTCTTATGATGGTCGTAGTTCTTATTATTGCTTGTAACTATCTTCTGTTCCCAATCATACGTATCTTCTACCCTGAAATGATTACACTAGAATTACCACAAGAGCTATGGCAGTTACTGACCATTGGTGTAGGTGGTTATGTAGTAGGTCGTTCTGGTGAAAAGATGGTAGACAAGTGGAACAAGCCATGAAGTTTACAAAGCTCACAGATAAACTAACTTCCATGTTTACTAAAGATGACGTACCTCAGTACATGGCTAAGCCAAAACCTGTTGCTATGTTTGACTGGAAGTTCGGCTCACGTTCTTTACAGAAACTACAAGGTGTAGATGACGACTTGGTTAGGGTTTGCCACTTGGCATTAACTTACAGCCCTGTTGACTTCGGTATTACTTGCGGTCTTCGTACCCAAGCAGAACAAAACCAACTGCGCATTCAAGGCAAGTCTAAAGTAAAACACTCTCGTCATCAAGACGGAATGGCTGTAGACATTGTATGCTATGTAAACGGTAAAGTAAGCTGGGAAATCGAACACTACACTCTAGCTGCACAAGCTTTCGCTCTTGCTTCCCGTGAGTTAAATGTAGACATCCGTTGGGGTGCTGCATGGGACGTACTACTAAACGATGTAGACGCACGCAAAGCAACTGAAGGGTATATCAAACTACGCAGGTCTCAGAGTAGAACTCCATTCATAGATGGGCCTCATTTTGAGATTCCTAAGTAAAGAATAAATAGGGCGGAATAATGATATAACGAGGACAGACTTTCGGGTCTGACAGTCCTCTAATTGAGGAGTCTGCTGGGAAATACCTGGCAGGCTACCTTTATTTATATCGAAAATAATAGGGCGGAATAATGACCCCAGACCCCTCCCTATATATATATATTATAATTATATTTAAAGATATATTTGTTATTGGGTATCTTTTAATATAATAATACTAACTACAACAATTAAGGGCATATGGCCCATTACATTAATAATGAGGTAATTATATGTCACTAGTTAAAACAGCTGCTAGTTCACATAAGCGTGGTGTTGAAACACCTTCTGCATCGTACCTGTCTCTTAAACCACTTTGGAAGAAATCCCGTAGTGTTCTTCAAGGACAAGCACATGCTAAAGCTCATGATGAATACATTGAACACGACTACAACAATCTGTTGATACCGTTTTCTCCTAGCATGACTCAAGCACAATACGACTTCTATAAAGCAGAATCAGAACTACCCGGTCTTACAACTCAGTATGCTCGTGTATTGATATCTGCTCTTCTACGTAAACCATCACAAATGGAACTCCCTGACTTCTTAAGTGAAGAAGCTTATGATTGGCTTACTAAGGATTTCACTCTTGATGGTGCTTCTATGTTCAACTTCTTGGATGAAGCTATCTGGGAAGAACTTCAGACCTCACGTTGTTGGGTGTATGTCGATTCTCCTGAAGTTTCAGAAGCTGACTTCGATATGATGACTCCTGAAGACCGTATGAAGATATCTCCGTACCCTGTCATTATGAAGGCAGAGAACGTAATTAACGTACAAATTAAACCACACCCAATCACACGTATTAAACAACTTGCTCGTTGGACCACACGTTATATCAGTGAAGAATATTCTGATGATAACCCTTGGCATCCTAACTTTGTTGATACGGTTTGTGACCACTACCTTGATGAAGAAGGTTACTTGGTGTTGGACTATTATCAACGTAAAGACCCCAACCACTCTGTAGACTCTGTAAACGGTGAACTCCGCCAAGAGTATGATGATTCTGTGGAATCGGGCTTTATTAAAGTTAACACAGTAATGCCGACTAAGTTCGGTGAACGTCTACGTTTGATTCCTGCTTGGCCTTTGAATGGTCAGCTACAACCTGTTGAACCAGTACTTATGCCTCTGGTAGACAGAGAGGTATCACTCTACAACAAAGTATCCCGCCGTAACCACCTACTATACGGTGCGGCAACCTACACACCAGTAGTCCAGTCTGATATGACTGACGAAGAGTTTGAAGAACTCGTTGGTGCTGGTCTTGGTACTTGGTTGCGTGTTCGTAAAGACGAAACTATTACTGTTCTTGAAACACCTACTGGCGCTCTCGCTGATATGGACCGTGCTATTGCTGCTACGGTTGATGAGATGGCTAAGATGGGTATCCGTATGTTGTCACCTGAGCAAGCTGCTTCTGGTGTAGCCCTTGAGATTCGTAATGCTTCTCAAACAGCACAACTCGGAACACTTAATACCAAAGTCTCTGGCACTATGCAAGAGATAATCGCTTTCATGCTGAACTGGAAATACAACCTCGACCTCTCAGGTAACGATGTTATGTTCCAACTTTCAGCTGACTTCTCACCTATGGTTGGTGGTGAAGGTTCTATGCGTCTCATTTCAGAGTGGTACCAGTCAGGTATTATTTCTCGTGATACTTTTGTGTCTACTGCTAAGTACAATGACTTCTTACCAGCAGACTACAATGATGAAGAAGCGGTACAAGCAATACAAACAGACCCTTTAACTAACCAGACTCCTGATGAGGACATCTCGTTAGACGAAGAGTAAGTTTAAGCTGCAATAGCTCAGCTGGTAGAGCAATTGATTTGTAATCAATAGGTCCGGGGTTCGAACCCTCGTTGCAGCACCAATAAGACCTAGGTAAGTCTATAAACTGCCTATCCACGAATTATAGTAATGGAGAGACTAATGTCTATCAATGAAAAGATATTTGACAGGATTGTTGACCATGCTGGTGACGTCCGTCTATACGAGAATGGTGTACAAAAAGGTAATCGTACCATTCTTAAGAAACACCGAAATAACTTAAGAGACCTCCTGAAAGGGGATATTCGAGCTGATGTGAAACCTGAAGTAACTCGCTTCACGAAAGAACTCCAGTCTCATAATACGAAGAGTCTGTCTGAGTTCTCCAACTCACAGAAGGTCTTTCATAAGAACAATCTTGACACAGAAATCAAGAAGTTCTATAGAACACAAAAGCCAAAGACAAACGCTCTATTGGCAGAAATAACTGGCCCACAGATTAAAGGTACTCGTACACTTAAAGGTAACATGAAGAACATCGGTTCTGGTGAACTTGTACGTATACAATCTAAAGTCAAAGGTGGCTTAGCTAAGGGTTTAACCCAAGATGAGATTATCCAAGATGTCTTGAAGACAACCAAGATAACAGAACATCAAGCTAGAACACTAACAAGAACATCTATCACTACAACGCAATCTGATGCGATGAATCAAGTGATGAAAGCTAACGAAGAAGTCTTAGATGGCTATATGTTTACTGCTATCCTCGATGGTAGAACAAGCCCTATCTGTACTCACCACAATGGACAAGTGTATAAAGTTGATGACAGACGTTTTCAACCCCCTCTACACTGGAACTGTCGTTCTACTATGGTCCCTGTAGTGAAGTCTAAAGACGACCTTCAACAACTAAAATCTAAGAATATTAAGACCCGTAACCTGAAGAAGATGCATAGTGCAGACTTGACAGGTACACCTTCTAAGATTAAAACTTTTAGTGATTGGCTACGCCGACAGCACACAGACGTACAGTCTAAAATGCTTGGTGGTGAGCGTCAAGCTTCCCTATTCCAACGTGGTCTATTGAAGGCTAGTGAGTTTGTTTCTCCTGAAGGTAAGGCTCTAAGTATTCGTGGCCTTATGCGCCGTGCTAACACAACTGTTAAGCGTCCTACAGCTAATAACGTTTCTAACACTACGCTTCGCTTTAATACTCCTGATGAACTTCTTGCTTCTAAAGCTAACACTGAAGCTCTGAAAGATTTCTTTAAAGCTGATGCAGCGGAGAACGCTCAAGCCTTGTCTCTCGTAGACTACAAGGGTAACTCTCTGGCTCAGAAACAAGGCTCTAGGCGTTACTTTAAAACAGACCGTAATGGTTCTGCTTTTAGCTCTGATGGTACTGACTATAATGCTGGCCCTTATAAACACTTACAAGCACCTGACCTTGAGTTTCTTCAGGACAGACTTGCTATGTTGTCTTATGAGCGGTATGAGCTTACAGGTAAGCAACAGGCCTACATTACTAACTTTGTAAATGACTTAGATAAGTCTTTATCTGTTAACCAACGTGCTGCGGTAACTGATGTTATGCGTCAGACGTTTTCTCGTGCTAACAAGACTGGCGAACCTTGGGGGCAACCTGTATCTGTATTCCGTAAGTTTATGCTTAACGCTGTACAAGACAATGGTACTTCCTTGTTTAACCGTAGTGTTGACCGTGGTAAAATGTTTGGTCCACTTGGTGCTAGACTTAAAGATGACCCTGATGTATTTATCTTCAACAAGAGATATTCTATTTCAGAGATTGTTGATAGCCAAATAGCAGACAACCGTTATATCGAAACATGGAGAGGGAAAGCTGGTGCTAAGTTA